AAAAAAGTTACTGAAGAAAATAAAGTTAAATTACCAAATGTAAATCCTTATAAAAAAGATTATGGGGATTCAGATGATCCAGAAACGGAAGCATTTGCAAAAGGTGAATTAGCTAAATTTCAGAGGGAACAAAAAGAACAAGAAGCAATCGCAGCAACCGAACAGAAGGACACCGATGCATCTGAAGAGACTGCAGATCAATCAGAACAAGAGGCTACTCCTATCGCTGAACGCCCTGCTAGAGCTGAAGATAGAGTCTTTAAGAAACGTTATGACGATTTGAAAAGACACTATGATTCTACTATTCAAAAACACAAGGACGAATTGGAATCTTTGCGTAACAGATTAGAATCAGGAAACTCGCAATTTGCTCCACCTAAATCTAAAGAAGAGTTAGAAGCATGGAGAAAAGAGTACCCCGATGTATATGATATGGTTGAAACCATAGCTATAGAAAAGGCAACTACTCAAACTGCAGAACTTGAAGATAAATATAAAAATCTAAAAGTACAACAAGAACAAATTGCAAAAGAAAAAGCTGAAGTAGAACTTTTAAAACTACACCCAGACTTTAATGAATTAAGGAAACAAGATTCATTTCATGAATGGGCTGAAAGACAAGATCCTACTATACAAGGTTGGTTGTATGAAAATACATCTAACGCAACATTAGCTGCTAGAGCAATTGATTTATATAAAATGGATCAGGGCATTAGTAAGTTAAGTAAAAAGCAGGAATCTAATGTTAAAAAAGAAGCTGCTAAAGCAATTTCTAAAACAAAGAAAAGTACTGAAACTGATATGCCGCAGAAGAAAATTTGGACTGCAACTGAAATTTCTAAACTAAAAGCTCATGAATTTGAGAAACTAGAATCAGAAATTGATCTTGCTCGTTTAGAAGGTAGAATTGAACAACGTTAAACAATCAACTAAACTAAACTAAAGGAGGGTACGACCATGGCTTTTGGAAGTGCTGGTGGATATTCGAACTTACCTTCAGGTAATTTCACTCCACAAATTTTTAGTCAGAAGGTTCAAAAATTCTTCAGAAGAGCATCAGTGGTAGAAGATATTACTAACACTGATTACGCTGGAGAAATTGAAAATTTTGGCGATACTGTAAAAATAATCAAAGAACCTACAATTACTGTTGCAGACTATGCAAGAGGTACAGCTGTATCTACACAAGATTTAGCTGATGATCAAATTACTATGGTAGTTGATCAAGGTTCATACTTTGCTTTTAAAGTAGATGACATTGAAGAAAGACAATCTCATGTAAACTTTGAAGCTCTTGCAACCTCTTCAGGTGCATACTCATTAAAAAGAAACTATGACTACAACGTATTGAAGCACATTTACGACAATGCTGCAACATCAGCTGGTAACACAGGTACTGATGGTTCACCAATTGATGGTGATAATGCTGTAGATACTTTAGCAGATGTAGTTTCAGCTGCTAAAACAGTTCTTGATGGGAATGACGTACCAGAAGAAAATAGATGGTTAGTAGCACCGCCTGCTTTCTTTCAACAATTAAGAAAAGCTGGTGCTAAACTTTCTGACCAATCAGTATTAGGCGAAAGCGGTTCATCACAAATCAGAAACGGTATGGTCACTGACAAACCGTTATTTGGTTTTAACATGTACATGACTAACGCAATTGCTGTATCTGGCGGAAATGCTGCAAACAAAACATTTGGTTCTGCGGGTGCAAACGAATATGCATTCTTATATGGACATATGTCTGCTGTAGCTACAGCTAACCACATTGCAAAAACAGAATTAATCAGAGACCCTGATTCATTCGCTGACATCGTAAGAGGATTACACGTTTTCGGAAGAAAAATTTTAAGAGATGACGCTGTATACTCTGGTGTTATAACAATCGGTTAATAGTAGGAGGAAATAAATTATGACTGCTTATGATAGTTCAAACGCAAACACTCAGATCAAAGCATCGAGTGATACTGTAAGAATAGCATCAGAGGTTGTAGATTTCTCTTCTACAACTAACGCTGCC